TACTAAACAAAGGAGCGTCTAATTCAGCCATAGCGTTAAGTAGTCCGGTTTGAAAATCCCTCATGTAATTTACAGCAATAAACGCAGGAGACAGCGTTGTATATACTTTTCTCATAGTGTTCAGTATCCCCCTATTAATTGCTGCAAAAGTAGATATTTGCTGTATATTGTTTGGCATCCCTACATTTATAGCTTGCTGCATTGCATCATGAGTAAATTTTATAAAATAATCCTTACCACCTTTAACAACTCTTATATAATTTAAATTTTCTTTCATGTCTTTTTCTGACACAGCCCTGTCTACCACCTTTCCATCTTTATTTATAGATTTATAGGTATCAGGTTTGTCCTCGGTGTATACATTATATAAATCATTATCTGGATTTTCAATCAACATATCTAGCAGGTTAACCAGTACATTATTTTTGCCACCCCTTATAATAGCTCGCTCTCTTGCTTTCATTATATTCGCAAGAGGACTAGCGGCTTTTGTTTTTCTACCTGTAGCTGTTTTTACTTCCTTCCCTCTAACTGGGAGCGTTCTTCCACCCTCACCCATGTTGGTTTGTTTTGATCTATCTACGTCTAGCTGATCAAAGCCTGTTAATGGTACGTAGTTTTGATACTCATTATTTAATAAATTATCATATTCGGTTTGAGATAATAAATCTTCGTTCTTTAATATATCCAATGTCTCCCTAGTTTTTACATATATAAAGTCGGCAGCTTGCTCCAGGTCTTGTGTCAACCCTTCGCTTTCAAACTTGTCTAAAATTTGTTGAGCCTCAGCATCGGTCATACCAGAGCCCGCATCATTTTCTCCGTCAGTTGCTTTACGAATATGCTCATTTCTTTCTACTGCATGTTTTGCATATAAATATTCATCAAGTGTTTCTCTGTCTATATTTTTTTTACTAATCTTATCAAAGAAATTAAACATCTCTGTATTAAAGTTGTCAATCTTATTTCTTATTTTACCATAGACTAAATCTTCTGCTACATCAAAGTTTTTATCAACCGGCATTTTTCTACCCAGTTTTTTCTCAATAGCTTTCTGTAAGTTTCTTATTGGTCTATACTTATCATAAAGTTTAGTTAGAAGTTTGTCTTTAGACACGCCAATTTTATCAAAGAAATCTAAAAGAGCCTGACCTTTATTTGTTATATAATTTGTAATAGTTTGACTTGAACTTGGAGCCATGCTTGATTCTGAATCTGATTGGGCTTCGGGATCTAAATCTTCTTCAAGCTGCTGTTCTGCTTGAACTTCTTGTTCTGTATCCACCTCACCTCTTTCTACAGCTTCCATTTCTTCTATTTCTCTTGCTTGTCTTTCAGTTTCTGACTTGGGTTGAGTAATCATATCTTTACCTGCAACCCCTTTAATGTTTCTGGCTGTAGGTTTTAATCCGGTAAGCTCTTGAAACTTTTGTTCTAACGCAACTCTCTGCTCATTTGTTTGTGTTCTAGTTCTTGCTGGTGCTTTTCTACTAGGATTACTTTTAATAAATTCAATCAGCATATCTTCTGTGATTTCCTGATTATAATCTTGACTAAGCTCTTGAGCTATTACATCAAGCCCGGCAGCGTCTGCTTTAAACCACCTACGTTTCATTACAGGTGTCTTAAAGTTTGGATCTCCAAATCTATCAAAATCAGTTTCTTTTATTGATCTTGATCTAAAATCAGCTTCCCATGGAGCTTCAAGTTCTGTATCTCCTTTTATTGTTTTATCTGTTTGTTGAAGTTGATTGGCTATTTCAACAGGGTTCTGGCTATTTTCTATAATAAAATCAACAGCTTGATCTCCTTCTATTTCTCCTTCATTAACCATAGTCTCCACATTAGAATCTACTCCTGTGAATTGCATAGCATCCATGTATTCATTGAAAAATTTTGGCGTTGCTGTTTTTTTATTACCTGTTTTTTTATTGGTTGCAATAACTTCACCTTCTACCAACTCTAATTCTACATTAGGATTAGATGATTGAAGCACTCCGGTAAACCCTTGGTCTTCAAACTTTAATTGATTGATTCGTTTTCTTGCAGCCTTCTTATCTGCAACCTCTTCATTTACAACTCTTCCTCCTTGGTTGTAAGATATAGAAGTTGGCCTCCCAGCTACATCATTAATTCTAAAATCTGTTCTTACTTCCTCCTGCGTCGTCGTGTCGAGGTCACTGTCAGCTTCGGTTTCACTCTCTCCGGTAGGTTGCTGAACCTCACTGGATACTCCTTCAACCACTTCCTCAGTAGTTGTGGATTGGTCTGGGCTAGTTTGCGCCACTGCGCTCGGCTTCGTACTGGCATTTTCTTGGTTTTTATATTGTTGTTCTACTTCTTCTTTATCTTTTGTAGCTAATAATTCTATCTGACTATCAACCGCGTTAATCTTTTTATCTATATCTTCTTTTAATGGGCCTTCTAGTCCTTTTCTTTGCTCCATTAATTTTCTTCTTCTGTTTAATAAATCAGCCATTGGCTCTTTATTTTCAGCCATTTGAACAGTGCCTTGTGTTTGATTGTTGGCAGCATTCATATTATAAATTTCATTAAAAACATTTTCTGCTTGACTCTCTTCAAGCAATCCTTCTTTTCTCAAAGATTCTAAACGCTTCTTTATATCTTCCTGTGTAAAGTTTTGTGATATGTAATCTATAGTTTGAGCTCGGTCTTTACTGCTAATTAATTGTTTACCACCTAAACCTGTGGTGGCACCTACAGTTAACAACATAACCTCTTCTATCTCTCCACGTTTAACTTTAGCGTCTCTTACCTCAGAACCTACGTACTCATTCATTAAATAATTAACTCCTTTTTCAGAAAGATATACAGGAATTTCCTCGATAAAAACTTCTTTTAAATTTTCTTTAAGCAGGTCGTTTGCCTTTCTTTTTAATTCCGCGCTGTTGAATTTTTTAGGATCTTTTATAACGAGGTTGTATAATTGTTTTCTTACCCCACCTAAACCTGTTAATAGTTTTTGGTTGCTACCTGCTAGCCCTGCAAATAATCCATCGAATGTAGATATAGTATGACCAAACACCATAGCTCTTTCTAAAGCGTCTTCTTCAGTAAAACCTTTTTTCATCAAATCATCTTTGATGCTTTGTACATTGTTAGTCATAGAGGCAGTGTATGAGGCTAGTCCCATGCCAGCATATCCAGCTTTCTTTCCTTTCATGCCTAAGTTCATTAGCTTGTTGCTAAATATTCGCCCGCTTCTAATTAATCCATACATATAAGCAACAGTTCCAGCTACTTTTGGCAATGCAGCTCTCCCTACTGTTTCAGTTTCAATATCTGACTCCGGAATATTTGAAGCATATTTTCGTATATTATTCATGTCGTCAGGAGAAATAATACCCGTCATCTCTACCCCGGTTTTTTGATCATACACTACGCTGTTTTCATCTACAAAATATAATTCCCCTTTATATTCAACAGGTTTTCCTTGGAGAACCAACTTTCTTTCTACTTGGCCTTGTTCCCCTCTTTTGTAGTCCTCCATATTATCTCTAATATTTTGACTTAGTCCTGCCCAAATACCTTTATTATCTCCCCCTAATACTGAAAAAAATTCATCAGCTAATTCAGGTATGTAGTTTATAATCCCATTGCCTAAGTTTCCTATCCCATATATACTTTCTTTTAACACTTCACTAATCTGTGATCCGGCCTCATCAACTAAATTTCCTCTAGCAGCATCGTAAACTTTTTTCTTTTTTAAAATTTGTGCTGTACCCTCAGCTGAAAGATGTTCTTTGTAGTTAGGAAAGTATTCATCTAAATTCATCATTTGACCAAGGTTGGTGTTAATGATTGAATCATATTTATCTATTTCAGCTTGAAGTGTTTTGTATTCTGCAGGATCCTCTGTTCTTTTTAATTGTGCTTCTAAATAAGATTTATCTTTAAGAAGCGATTCAAGTTTGTTTTTTTTAAACATCATTGCTCTTTGATACTGCTCCTCTTCTCTTTTCGCTTTTCTTTGAACCTCATTGGCTTTAATTTGATTTTCCTCACCAAAAAATCTACCAAGACCAAAGTTATCTATCGCTCTTAAAAATCTATATCCACCTGTTTCTTTTCTATAATTCTTTCTTACAAAGTCAATGTATTCTTTTTTATCTACACCCATTCTTTTTAGGGTGCTGTCATCTATATCTGCACCATACTGAGTTATTAATTCATTAATACTTTCTTCAGAAGCATCTAAGTTTGGTGCGGTTACATAATTTAATGTAGCTGAATTTATATCTATTTGCTTACCTATAGATATATCTTTGTCTTCTATTAAGCTTTCTGCTAGTTGATATGTTTTTGTGCCGGGAGCATGAAACACTCCGTTTAAAGTTACACCATCTTCTGTAAAATTTTCTTCAATAAGTTCTACAGCGGTTTTGCCTACAGCTATGTTTGAAACGTCCAAGCCCTGAAACTGAGGATCAGTCATATCGTTTAATGGATTTGTACTTCCATTTAAAACTGCCGTGGCAAAACTATTTTTTTGATTATCACTTAAATTGTAGTAGCCTTGCTGATATAATGGGTTGGTTTGATTAGAGGATTGATTGGAAAGCACACCTTTAGATGCTTCATCATCTGAAAGCGGAACAATATTTTCAGTTACATTGAGAGCTGTAATTTGTTCAACCTCTGGTGTGGGTAGAACTGAAGATGCCGATTGCCCAGCGGCGATTCGATCTTCCTGTGTAGATGACTCCGTAACTTCCTCTTCTGAAATAAAATCGGATTCGTCTTTTTTTTTTAAACCTAAGTTATTTGACCAAGTAGAAAAATCACTAGTTGTTAAATCTTGATTTACTAAATATTCGTGAATATTTGATTGCACGTTTTCATCGGATTGAAAATTAGTGTTCCAAGTTTCAAAATCATTTGTAGTTAACCCAGCTTGAGTTAAGTTATTCCATATATTTTTTAATCTTTCTTCGTTCATTATCCGAATGGGTTGTCGCCACCACCTGCGCCACTTGCCACTGGCTTAGCAGTTTTTGACCTTTTAATTTCATCTTGAATTGCTTTTAGAAGTCCTGCGCCACCCGCCTGCACTGGATCACCTAAATCTACAGTTGTGTTATTAGGTAATTTTAATATTAAATTTTCACCTGAAACCTCTACACTAAATCCACCCTCTCTAATAAGAGCGTCATTTATCGATCTCGCTACCGCATTCTGTACACTTCCTTCTCTAGCACCTGGCTCTATCTTACCTAACTTAGTTAAGCTTTCGCTAACAGTAGTTAGCACTTCATCGGAAAATGCAAAATCATCTGAAGTTCTTTGCTCGTTAATATCATAATCATCACTTCTTCCAAGTTGTCTTTTGAAGTTGGCTCTTGCGGTTTCATCAAGTGTGTTTGTGTATTTTGATTTTACCTTAGCTAATTCATCTGCGTCTAATTGACCTGTGATAATAGGAAGTAATCTATCTATAATTTGTTCAGGAGATTTGATTGAATCTTCATCTTGCCAAGTTATCTTTTGAGTTGGGCTTCCTGCTAATTTAATTCTAATTCCGTCAGCATCCGATTCGAATGCAGTTATTTCAGGATAGTTTTGAAATAAAAATTGTTTTGCTCTATTTCGTTTTACTTTATCATTAGATAATACATCTCCTAAATAACCATATACATTTCCTATTTTATCTATTTTTGATTTACTTGCTTTATCGGCAGATGTTTCAGTACCACCTGGAGTTTCTTTATAGTCCAGTTGCACATTAATAGCTTTTTCTAATATACCCTTAGCAGTATCTCGGTGTTTGTTTAAAGAATCTTTATCAGGCTGAAGCATCCCATTAGAATCTGCTTTTACTAATATTGTATTCTCGTTTGCTTCATCAGGATTTTCTGTTAATTCGTATCCGTTCTGAGTAAGTATACTTAAAAAATCTCTACCTGTTCCTTGATTAAGAACACCTTCTATAAATGTATCTCTGGCTTTTGAAAATTCTGGCTGCCTAGCTATATCTTCTATCGTCATATTCGGATAAGCTTTTTTATATGTTCCTAATGTAGATGAAAAACTTTTAGCGCCTTCTATTATATTATAGTTTTTAGGAATATCTTTTTGCCTAGCATTCATATTGGTAAAGCCAATCAATTGACCCTCACCAGTTTGTGAATATAATCTACCATCTGTGTTGATTACTAATCTACTTTTCTGAATATCTGTAGCGCTTTGTAGTTTATCAAAACTAAGCATGCCTAGCTTTGAAGTATCACCTGCATTCGCTGCTTTCATAGCCTCTGCATAATCTGTATTGAAAGTTTCAGCCGCAGCTTGAAAAGAATTCCAGTCATCTTGAAGTAATTGCTGGCTTCTTGTATAAGAGTTTGGATCTAACTTACCTTGCTTTAACAGTTTGTTTTGCATCAGCATGTAATCTTTAACCTGCTTTGATCCATCTAATACATATCCGTTAAACGTATTGTTTCCTCCTGCTTGGTAATCTCTAAGATCTGTAAGTAGCTCATCCGTTTTTGTTTGGATGTCGTCTCGTTTTTTTTGTTTCTCAGACTGAATAGTTTGTAGTTCATCTACAATATCACCTGTAATCTGCGCCCAGTCTACTGGAACAAATTGCTCACCGGAATCAAACATACCGGTAAATCTATTGCCACCTCGGTTGTAATAAGTTTTATTGCTTGCCATATTAACTTGGTTGTCCTGTTGTTACACCCGTATCTATATCTGTACCCTTACCTTGCAATGCTATAAAATCCTCAAGCAATGTGTTATTAGGATCATTTATGGTATTCGTTAAAGCTTCTTGAGACAAAGTTACCCCTTCTGAATCAGTTAGGTTAGTTACATAATCTCTAAATTCATCTAAGTTTACATCAGTGTCTGCGTCTGCAATTATACCTTTAAGGGCGTTATCTTGCCTTCTATTTTCTCCACCAAATAATTCTGAACCTTCCATTATAGATCCAGCTAATGAACCTGCTGAAGAAATAGCAGAACCAACTGCCGCTGCTTTTTGATTTGCTGCGGCCGCCGCTCTTTGTTGAGCCGCTGTGCCTGCTGCAGTTAACATCTCAAGCTCTGTATCTTGTTGAGTTTGCTTAGCTTTAACTATTTCATCTTCACGAGCCTGTAATTGTTTTTCAATAGCCCCTCTTTGCGTTTCTTTTTCTTTTAATATTTGCTCTCCGATTGTTGGAGCTGCCCCTAGCACACTTCTTTGACCTGAACCTCTAACTGCATCAAGCAATTGTTTTCTTTGTCTTAACGCATCTTTTTGTATTTGTTCTGTGGCTATTGCAGGTATACCCTTTTCTAGCATAGGGATTTTACTAATCTTATCTCTAGCTTGAGCAACAGCTAAAGCCGCTTCTTTATTTGCTCTTTCTAAAGCCCTGTTAGCTGTAGTAAATTGAGAAATACTACCTGCCAATCCAAATGCAGCGCCTATAACGCCTAAAGCTGATGAGGCACCTGCTAATCCTGCTGCTAATCCTGCCATATTGGTAAATTTAAAATATTAACAACAAAGATACAAATTTTAAGGGTAACTTTTAAACATGCTGCTTTTGACAGCAAATAGTTCTCTTGCAGCTGTATCTGTATTTGTAAGAGTAAACTCTAAGTAATGACCTCGTACCCCATGTGATTCCGCTACACTATCTTTTATGTAGCAAATAAATGCTCCACCTGGAGGAACCGATCCACCTATTGTGGTATCAATTGTTATCGTGTTAGTTGTTGTTGCAACTACTTTTCCTGCAAACGTAGGTGTGTTTCCGTGATATGCTTTGTCTCCGATAGAAATAATAGACCCTATGTTAAATGTAAATGTAAGAACAACAGCTGCGGGAACACTTGAATCGATACTACTCACATCGCCTAATCCATTTGCAGATCTTAAATTAAAATTAACTGTATGAGTAGCTGATCTAATAAACGAAAACCAATCAGTTTCTTTTTGTACAAAGTAAGAAGCTAATAAATCTCCACCTGGATTATGCATATCAGAACTGTATGTTGCCGCCCACGCGCTATCCGACTCTAATGATATAGTTTTAAATAATTTGACTTCTAAAGGTTTTGTATTAAAGATACTAGAGATGCTTGAATTATATTGAACCCCATAATAATTATTTCTAAGGGCATTAGTATTGTGTCTATACAACTTTCCTCCTTTAAATGAATAAAGGTAGTTGTTCATTCCAATTGTTTTTTCAGGAATGAATGAATAAAAGGATGGCCATCCTTTTGAAGTTTCGCTATATGTTAATGTTACTGCTGCCATATCTTTATTTTATAATGGATTACCACAAACCCCTGTTCCTCCATAATATAATGTTATTATTTCTCCACTGGCATTTACCTGAGCAATTCTATATGTAGTACCTGTTGCTGTGTCTTCACCACTCACAGCACTATACGCTATAAACCCTGGTAATCCCGCAGGCAGAACAGTTAATACGTCTCCCGCTGTTACACTAGCAAATGCATTGTTACTTACAGTTTGTGCTTGTACCGTCATAACGTAATTATTAGTACATAAATCAGTGGTGCTTGATCTCACCGCAGAAATATAAATATAATTACAAGTTGAGCAAGTAGCCGCAGTTCCAAGAACTCCACTTGATAACTCTCTAACAGTTGATCCGCTTTTGTAGAAACCATCGGTGGCTAAAGCTGTTAACCCTGAGTCAGTGTATATTGAAGTTGCAGTTGTAAAACTTGCGCTGTTTAAATAGTATGTTCCGCTAGCACCTGTACAACAAGCAATCAATGATGTTGCGCCAAACGTTAAAGTAGTTGAAGCTACTCCTGCGTAATTGTATATTAAGTATAAATACGTTTGATTACTTGGGTTGCTGTATGTAAAACTAGCCTCATAGTATCCTGTTGAGGGATTGGTTACAGTGTCAATGTCATTGCCAGCGGCTGTGGCTGCGGCCACTAATGCATTGATGTCTGTTTGAGAAGACGTGTATAATGTATTGGATACTAAGAATGAAAAATAATCTGCTGCTGCTGGAATAGAACCAGAGTATCCTGCAGAGGGTGTGAAGTTTAAAGTATCAAAATCTATTTTGTTTGAAGCCATGCGCACGGCTGCTCCACTAGGAGGGAATATACCTTCAGATTCTAATCCCGTAATACTTGTATACCTTGCTAGTCTGTTTGTGCTAAAAGGTGAAAAGCTAAATGAGGTTTGAGTGCTTTCTACTGGACTTACAGTTGTTCCATCACTCCAATAAAATTCATCGTGTATAAACAACCCATCATCTGATACTGATCCTAGTGCTACATTCACGATAGTTAATTCACTAACAGTTGGACAAGCCACTTGTATTCTTGCTGTGTAGGATCCTGTTGGGGTTATTGTAATTTTTAAATTAGTTGGTGTAGACGTGGTCTTGTTAAAATTAAAACTACCTACACCTGTTGCTCCTGGAATACTTCCTGTAACTGAACTCCACTCATATGCAATTGTTACAGTTCCTGTGATTTTATAATCAACCACAACATTACCTTGCGCTTCCCCTAAATCAACATTGTATATAATAGGGTCGCTATATTCAGCAGGCCCAAAAACAGCACCACAACTAACAGGTATTTCTGTAGTTGCTTGATAAGCATTAGGTAATCCAACTGTATTAGAACTTAATACATACTCATTCATGTAAGGATCAAACCCTCCAATTTTTTGTGTATCAGGATAGGCAATAAAGTTATCTCTAAAGTAACTTCTCATTCCAAGTTCTGATATTAAAGTTAATCTATCACTTACACCACCTGTTCCTTTAAGCTGTATAACTGCTCCACGCTTGGTATCTGTAAAATATCTACTATCTCCATATGCAGCAAAACTCTCTGGGTTATTACTAATTCCGTATTCTTCTATTCTAGCTACTTGAGTTCCTAATACTGCTGTAGATGTAGCTACAATTCCTGATCCTTCAGCTGCTTGCAGAGCTTGTTTACTAAGTAATACATTTGAGATCTTATCTTCTTGTAATACTAATAGGTTTGTTTCAAATGAATGAAGAACCTCAATATCTCCAAATGATTTTTCTAAATCTTTAAAGTTTCCGTCGCTTAAATTAAATTCATTAAACCTATTAATGTTTGTGTTTGCATTATACAATCCACTATATGTTACCCCTGCATATCTATTTGCCTCCTTGTAATCTTCTTCAGAAACAGAAGTAGTTCTTTGACCAAGATTAAAGCTTGAGCCATCAAGATCGTCTAAATATTTATAGCTTTCAACTCCATTACCAAATGAAAAACAATCAAAGAATCCTAGGTTTACAATACCTGCTTGTGCACCGGTTTGGTTTTGATCTCCTGTTTTACTTCCAGACTGATGAAACCCTCCTGTAATTTCAAACACTTCGTCGTTTTCATAGTATATATCTAAGTCAGCGTTCAAGGGCTGTGTTTCTAATATCAGTGAAGCTGTACCTATATTAATTGTTATCTGACCTTCTATTCTGGTTCTTTGACCACTATCTCCTCCGTTTCCACTTACAAGCCCAAGGGTAAGTTTTGTTCCACCCGCCCCAGGTGTTTGCGGCCCTGTAGCAGGTGTAGCTGCACCAACTGTATAAAATCTATATTTATTTTCTGCAGGACTGCTAGGTTGAAAAACAACATTGTCAAATTCACTGGCTAAATTACCAACAGTGTTAGTGTATACATTAGTCGGCTGTGTTCCAGTTCCTGACGCTACACCTTCTGTGAAATCAATACCTTCACCGTTAACAAATTCAAACATTGAATTGTAGTCTTGAGAGGCAACAACTGTTCTGTTGTAGTCATATGTTTTTTGTTCTGAACTACCCACTAAAAATCCACCGTCACTTGCATTTCTATTAAATCTTAATGCAAAGTTTACTAATGATCCTTCAGGTATATCTATGTTTTCAACTTGTGTATTACCAGAGGCATCTATAGTTTCTTTGAAGCAAGGAACCCCTGCTTTTGCTGCTGGCCCTCCTCTTTTACCACTCCTACCACCTATCTGGCCGCTATCAAAAAATCCATTTACATCATCGGTTATTGTAAAGCCTTGAGGTTTAAGGTTCATGTATAATCCCGCAGGTTCTGAAATAAATGGTGCGTTGCTACCAATACCTTGTGATGCTTCGGGTGTCAAAAAGTTGTTTGCTTTAGATTCTATCGCCAAAACTTTGGTAGTTACTATTGTGTTTAGAGGGCCACTAACATCTGCCTTTACAACTAGTGTATCTCCTTTTTTTGTTTTAACTTGATTATCACCCTCAAGCCTAATCCACACTGAATTAGTAGAGTCGTCATCAAATGCAATTACTGAATATATTGTTTCATAAGTATCTTCCGCTCTTTTTACCACAAATTTATATTTGCTTGCCCAACTTGGCGGATTCATTGTAGTAGGTATTGTAACCTTTAAACTGTTTGCTGTTATCGAACTTGAGGGCTGCACATAAATTGTATTATTTGGAGAAGTTAAAGCTGTAGTACTTCTTAAATATTCATCCATGTATACTATTCCCACATCATAATTTCTATTACTATGTAGACTTTTTCTATTTCCTCTTGAAGAGTAATCTGATTGTGCAGCTGTAAATTGATAGTACCCATACATGTCGGTGGTTGCGGCACCAGAGGTAGAATCGTCAAATTCAGCTGCAACTAATTGTAAACTAACTGATGAGCTACCCGGACTGGTTGTAATTTTTATACCCTCATCTCTATTATCTATTCCAGAATATGAGTGTAAGAATGTAGATTGATCTGCAATAGCGCAATTTAAAATATCTGTAAAGGTAGTTTCATTACAGGGATTGTTAGTCATAAATGGGCCTGCAACCCCTGAGCTCACTTGTTGAGCCACAAAAGTTCCATTAAAGAAATCATAAATACTATTGTAGTCTTGATTAAGGGTAATTGTAAAAGCGATTTCAGTTAAAACTTGATTTGGTGTACCTGGGGGAGCCCCTCCGCCCGGTGCATCAAAATCAGCTGATCTAAAATTAAATTGAAAACCGATTTGTGAATCTTTTTTTAATGAATCTGGACTATCAATATCTGTGTAATCAAATGTGGCAACAGAATTAGTTATTGTTTTACTGATGTCTATAGTGTAAGCGCCATTTGATAATACACCTGTAAATTCATTTAGATTAATTAATTCCCTGTTTAATGCAACGGTGTAATTCAACTGACTATTTACATTGTATCCATCAACATAATTACCGTACATTAATCTGTTAGCCATAATCGTTTGTGACTTAGCTGTTCTAGGGACATTATCAAATAGTCTTGTCAGTTGGTTGTCGCCTAATGCAGTATATATTTGGTTGTGCCTAAAGCTTTGTGTTCTAGTTATATTATTAGACCATCCTAAAATACCTTTGTTAAATTTTTCAATAACATATACACCTGGTTGGTTTGCATATTTAAATAGCAAATCTATTTCTTTAACTAATTTACTTCCAGTGTTGAATGAAATCTCTGCGGTATTGTACACATTCTCCATTCCTGAATTAGACAAATCACTGGTATTTAAACTAAAAAAGTCAGGCACAAAAGCAATGTCGCTAAATTGAGATATTGCGGAGTATTCGTTATCTAAGTATTGATACCTGTAAGCAAAGCTAATTATGTTTTTTTTAAGAAAATTTTCTTCCTGTCCTGACTGTAAAAGATTTACAGTAGGAGCGCTCATTGGTGGCGCTTTAATAACATTAAGTTCTGCTGCTGTAATTTGATCTACATCTAATGCAGTTGGTGGTAAATAAGCTCTTTCTACATTAATGCATCTAGGAGGATTTATATTGTCTGTAAAAAACAATAGGTTGTCAATTTTATTTACTGCGTTAATTAAATACGAAGGATTAAAATTTAAAACACTTGTAGATATTACGTGGTATATTAAGTTGTTGTTTATTACATTGTAAGAAACAATCATATCAACTATACCTGTAGCAGATTGAGCGTTGTTAGAATCATGAACAAACCAATAAATAGTGTTATTCACACCATCTTCCAGAGTCCCAATACATTTTGTAGTGGCTGGATCTAAAACCACCCCGTCATAAACAAGCTCCGCTAAAAGAGAATTACCCTTTGAATTTTCTACAGAACCTATCTCTGTGTCTTCAGTAGATCCAAGTCTTACATTTTGAGCATCTACATATTCTCCCGGCGGAAGTAATCTTTCATCGACCGACTTATTCATTCGGCCTTTAATAAAATTAGTTTGTATTACTGTCATTTAATCCACTTTGATTGACCTCTAAGATTCATTAAAAGCCTACCTGGATGTATGTCGCTTAGGCGAATTTTTGCATTTCTTAGAAGAGCTGATTTATCTTTTCTCACTCTATTAACTATATATTCTTGTACTCCTAGCTTTGAATTTAATATAGCGTATTTAATATATGCATATATATAATCTTCAAATAATTTGTTAACGCTCACGGCACTATCGTCTCCGTTTTCCATTCCATCAGATACATACTCTAGTACACATAATTGATTAGCCATACCTGAACTAAAGTTAATTACACCTGCTTTTTTATCTATTCTATATGTTGGATTTATGTTTGCTGTTTCAGTATTCAATCCAAATCTAGCTCCAATTCTGTAGTTAAAATACCAACATCCATCTACACAGAACCCTTCTCTTCCATTGTAAGGGCCATGACCTAAGTAGATTGATTTTTTTGTACCAGCAATTCTTTCTCTATCTACTGTAGAAAACTCAGCTTGCAAGATATTTCCATTTACATCAAATAAAATATCGCAATTGTTATCCTGCAGATAACTTGTGGCTGAATTAATTTGTATGTTCTCACTCAATGGGTAAAGCATTCCATCTTTAAACATTGATATTCTTACGTAGTTTACAAAATCTGGCGGTAAAACAAAACGTAATTGATCGCTAACGTCTAGCTCTAAAACCTTTACTTCTTTAAATGCATCGTAATTCAATTCTTGAATCGCTCGTTTTGCAAAAAACAAAACCTGATACCTCGTGACATTATTAATAAGCTGAAGATTGTCATTGTATATAAGCATAAAGTTATTTACAACATCTTCCAATGAAACATATTGATAGCTTCCCCAGTTTTGATTAGTGGGAGCGGTTCCTGAATTTTCATAATATTGATAACCTGTTAAGTATGCCATAATCTTATTGTGTGGTTTCTGTTAATCTATCTTCTGACTCTAATGATTGCCCAAACTTAGCAACATCTGCCTCTCTTATTGATACGCCTGCGTATTGTAATATTTTATTTACTAAACCATTCATGTCAGAAGTGGGTAACTCAAAATCCTGGTAGTCTGCTGCAGACGCATTAAACACCGGTTCGCCTCCCGATAAAGTAGTAAACGTCCATTTAGGCGCTAGAGGATACCTGACATATTGCGCATGTATATCCGCTGCTCCAGTGATAGTCGTAGGGTAAACGGTAACTGTATTCCCTAATGCCGTTCCAGTTGCACTATCTAATACATATGCTGGGAACATAGTAGTAGGAGCAGCAATATTAGAATTGGTTAGATAAAATATTTTATTTTGTGTAACTCTTTCTACTTCTCTTATGTGAGTGTTTGAGTAAATAACATAATTTTTTCCTGCAACGCTAAAAATATTTTCACTTATAACAAGTTCTTTATTACTACCAACTGCCGTCACAAAAGCCTGGGTGCTATCTGTTGTGTTAACGACTAGGTTTCCAACTTGAACTGTGCTTAAAAAAGTTTGACTATTATCTACAAGCACAAATGTAGCACCAGGTGTATCTGAAGTTCCTGAAGTCAATACGTTTGAATAGTAAAATATTTTATCTACTAAATAGTAATCACTCGGTAATGTGTAGGTGTTGGCGTTAGCTTGAGTTAAAAATGTGTTGACAGAAAAACTATCTATAACTTCAATAATACCTTTAGTGATATTTGCATATCCCGTTCCGGATTTACGCATCACCTCAGCATTTAGTTGATTGTTATATAAATAGAAATAATCCTCGAATATATCAAGTTGAGCTTGCTCTGCAAATAAATTAAAATCACTGGGAGAAATATATCCGTAGTTATTTTTATTTATTACAGCCATGACTGCATTTCGTACTTCGTTTATCATCGTATCACGTGTTTATACAAAGATACATAAAAAAAAGACGATTTGATTTATTCGAGGATATACTCCTTTATTTGTCTAACATTTTCTTTAACAACTTGTAAGATTCTACTCCTTCGTCTGTTTGAAAATATGACGCTACAATATAAGATGGCTCTTCCCCATGAGGAACAGTAAGCATTTTAGTTTTATTTTTCTTTAAATTAAAATACACATCTCTATTTTTATTTCTCATTTGAAGCAAAGTGGCGCTAAAAAATCTAACCACTTCATCCTGTAGTTCAACCATAGGATCATTTATAAGATCTAAAAATTCTTGAGGATCCCTTCTGGCAAATATCATAATATCTCTTTTAAGCTCCGCTGTCGTCATTTTATCAGCTCTTACCCCTAGTATAACCCTAGAGATACTTTCAAGCTTAGAGAGGCTTAAATCGCGTGCAGCGACCTGAGCTTCTAATTCAAAGTTCATAGTTTCCATATCAGCATTAGCGTCTTTTTCATTATTCACTTCGTAAAAAATATTACCATTACCTGGATGTAGCGAAAGAAACTCTTGAAGTATTTGGTTTTGTCTTGCGACCCTAAGCATTCCTTCTTCAAAAATTATAGGCTCTAATATAGCATTGCCATCTTGCTCATCTTCAAAAATAGATTTCTGATTTCTAGCGTATCGCAAAGCTCTATTGACTCCTGTTTCTTCGTCAAAATATAATAAGGCTTTTCTTTTAGTGTGTTTGGTTGACAGCATGTAGGAAAGAGGTGCTGCATCTCTTTTAAGTCTGTATACTTTATCTTCGTATACCTTTTTTATTTTTTTCATTTGATTTAATTTAAAATTTATGTAAAATATCTAGGGGGTGAAAATCACCCCCTGATATTATTAAACTACTTATTATGCATTTTGGAATAAGAAGAAGTTGTTTGCACCTAAAGTACAAAGCGCTCTTTCTGATAAGAAGTTAACCTGCATTACGTCAGTTCCTGAAGTAGCAGCGCCACCAGCAGAACCAGTAATCCATGTTTTGTATCTTCTATCTTCAGTTTCAGAAGCTCTATATCTTACGTGTAAGAATGGTCTCTTAGCGTTCTTACCTAAGATTTGATCGTATACTGAAGTAGAACCAGCAGGTACAAGTACACCGTTGATTTTTCCTCCAACAATATCTCCTCTCATAGTAGGGTCGTTAAGGTATTTCCAATCTGTTTTGTAGAAGTCATAACCTCTTCTGAACCCAGAGAATCCTAAATTCAATGCCATTTCTTCGTCATTATCAAATAATCCGTAAGAACTACCACCTGCACCATATGAATTCTGTGCAGCTAACATATCATCAATGTCAAAAGAAAACTCTCTGTTCACGAATAATACATTTTCTTCGATAGCACCTTGCTTATCTAATCTCTGAATAACAGCGTCAAAGTCTGCTAAAGCCGCTGGAATTCCACCGCCCCATACATTTCCTCTTTGACCTAATACATAAAATAATCCTTCAGATCCTTTATTACCTGTACCTGATGCTACACCAGCTGCGATAGCTGCCACACCAGAGCCTGCTTCTGCTGGAACTGCTTCCACCATTGCTGTCTCTAGGTAATCCTCGAATCTTAGTCTTGTTTCATGCTCTGATTTTAAATACCATAGGTATCCTGTAGCTCCATTTTCAGTAGTTACTTCAATCCATCCGATTTGCGCCATATCAGAACCAGATACTTCGTAAAGATCTTTAATGATAATTGGACTATTGCTGAAGATCACGTCATCAGCTTCTAATGAATTAGCCATAGCAACTGAACCTTTTTGGAATTCAGATCCATAGATAAATAATGAACACTGTACAGCTGCAGCCATTGTTTGACCACCTGCTTCATAGTACGCAACATCAATTGTACCTGCACCATAGTTTACTGCAGTAACGATACCTTTGTTACTATTAGTAGAACCAATTGAACTGTCAGACAACATAAATGTTTGACCTACTCTAATTGCAATCCCACCTGTACCTGGTACAAGAGTGTCATTGATTGTTAGTGTAGCTGTATCTTGAGCTGCTGCTGCAGCTGAAGTTACATTTGTGTACTTAGTGTGTAATCTTCCTTGCTCCGCCCATTTAATAAGGTCAGAGTTAGAAGGCATTTCAGCGCCTACCATTCTTAAGAATGATGCCACTGTTCTATTCCCGTATCTCTCAAACTCCTTTTCATAAGTATCCGGTAGATACTGATTTAAGAAGTTAAAGTTAGTTATGTAGTTTGATTGTACGGCTACTCTTTCTGCACTAGGTTGTAGTGCAAATGTAGGAGTAGCGCTAACTGAACCAGCCATAATTTTTAATTTTTAAATTGTTATTAATTACTTTTTTTTATACTCCTGATCTTCAAACCTCGACCTGAGTCTTGGTTTAACGACCTTACTTTGAACCCTGATTTTGATGTGACTTGTGGAGCAGACCTTACATCCATATTTATATTTTTTGTTTTTTTAGATATACTGTCCACTGCATCCGCCTTGCCTTGCTCGTAAAAGAACTTGGCATACTTGTCCGGATTCATTGCCATAGATAAAGCCCTATGATACTGCGAGGTGTTTTTAACCAATCCTTTATCATCAACATATCTTCCAATAAAATTTTCGATACTTGACTGACTATTTTTTACATCCTCTACAGATCCAGGTAAATAAGAAATTTTCTTTTCGTTAATAACAAACTCAAAACCTTTGAAATCTTTATTAAAGACTTTATTAGTTTCTTCTTTGAACCACTGTAGCTTCTGCGCTGCATCTTTTTCATACGCAGCATTTTCCTCTATGTACTTTCTATAAGCTTCGACTTCCTTTTTATTGCTTTCAGAAACAACTTCTCTTGACTCAAGAGGTAGTTTGTATTTTTCTTTTTGCTCTTTAAAGTATTTCTTAG